GCAAATGCCGGTTGTTTATCTTGCCCTTCTTGGGGGTCGACCGCTCGACGAATCTCAAATCCAAATAAATTGGCCATAATTTAAATACTCCGTTGAAAGAAGAGCGACAAATTGTCGCCCATCTTTATTAAGCGCCGCCACCTAAGCCGGTGATTCCTCCGGATACTTCCCACCAATCATAATTGAAGGTCACTTGGAACTCTTCAATAGCATCTGTATCACCCCAGTTGAGATCGATACTAGAAATTGATGTTGGGAAAATACCGTTGAACTTGTATGAGCGAATTGGAACACCTGTCTTTGAAAACTGTGTTACTTCTGCTGTTGACTTATATAGTAAGGGGGCAGCAGAGCCAAATCCACGCAAGTTAGTCTGATTAGAATTAATCTGACTCGACCATTCTTCCATTGCGTTACGAATCAAAAAGTCCTCGTCGTTGATGACAGTCACTGACCAGTCACCAAAAGTTCTATCGCCAGCTAGCTTGACCTTACGACCGAAGTATGGAACTTCAATTGTACCAAGCGTAGACTCAGGAATCTGAGAAGCGCGAACCATGAAAGGAACTTTAATGTCAGCAACGCTGTTAGCAGGATTAGTAAAAGTCACTTGAAAGAGAGAGCCACGGGCTCCCCCTAACGTTAGTTGACTTCTAATCTCATTTACATTAAATGCCATATTTGTTCTCCTTTATTTTATTTATTCTTAAAACTGGCCGACTACTTCGGAGAACTCAACGCCAGTTCTTACAGCAACAAAGTTCAATTGAATAAAGTTAATACTCTTTGCTGGTTTAATGTAAATGTCGCCAATAAATTCATTGCGGTCAATAACTTCTCCTGTGTTATTTGTAGTATCGCAAACAACTTTGAAGTCATAGATACCACGACGACCTTGGACATCACGTAGGAACGGTTCGACTAGATTGCGGAACTGAGCGCGTGTGAAGTCATCATTGAATTCAAACAATGTAAACTTAGTAGCTGTTGCAATTGCTTTCTCAAGAACAATAAACAGACGACGAACGTTGATACGATCAAAAGCACTTGGTTTAGCAAGCAGAGTCTTATCACCGTACAGTACTGTTCCTTGACCTGGGAATGTAACAACAGGGTTAATACCAGCTTTATAAAGAATGTCGCGATCCGCTTTGCCTGGATTGTAGGCTAGCTTGATGATATTCTTAATTTGACCACGGTTGAAACCAGCAGGAGACCACCATGCATCACGCAGATCATCTGTACGAACACACAGACCAGCTGTATCTCCGTTCATTGGAATCCAACGATATACGTCGTTGTACTTGTCGTATTGATATTTGTAACCGGAATCTAACACGGCATATGATGTGCTGCGTAGGCTGTTACGGAATGTAACAACGTTTGTTGCTTCGCTACCAGCTGCATTTACAACGTCAGCTTTTTCTGGTGATACAAACACAACACAATCTTTACGCTTCTCAGCAATATTATCGATCAGGTAGTTAGGTGTTTGTTCACCATTTGTACCCGCTGGCCCACGTGCTGTACCTGTTAGAATTAACGACACATCAACATCTTCTGCAGATGCAAACATATCATAGCCTGCTAACAACGAACCAATTGCAACGTTGTTTTCATCTAATCCATCTCTACCACCAATAAATGATAATGACAGAGGAGTCGTTGTTGTTGGATTGATAATAGCTGTGGCAGCTCCAGAAGCAGCACCACTACGGTCTCTTACCCACCAAATGTAATTAGAGTTAGTATTAATTACAGTTTTGTAGTAATTAGTTGCACCATCTTCTGTCTTTGCATCTGTTGCACGAGATAAGTCGCTGAACACTTCAAGAATTGTTCCTGGCGTACCTGTAAACAGACCATCTTGATCAGCCACAACTACGTGTAGCTCATCACTTACAGATGTATTGCCAAAATTAGCTTGATATGCACTTTGACCAGGAGCTGCATCAACAGCATTCCAGTATTCCCACTTACGAGTGTAACCAGCTGCTGAGCTATAGCTCGTTGACAGACCATACACGTCTTGAGTAGTAATCGTAAATGTTGCAACTGTCGATGTGTTAGAAACAGCAGAGACAGAGGCTACTTTTAGATATTGAAGACCAATTGTAGTGTTTCCAACTTGAATGTAATCACCAACAGTAATACCTGTTGTCAACGTAGTAGCATATGTTACGGCATTGGTAATTGTTCCGTTACCAACAGCAATGTTAACCACCACATTTGACGAGCCAATTGTAATAGCAGCGTTACCCAGTGATGTACTTAGTGCACCACCACCATTATCTAGGTTAGCTAACGAGCTATACGCTGCATTAGAATCACAAACGGAAATCTTAAGTGAGTTACCAATTAGACCAGGGTACTTTGCAATGTATGCAAGATCACCGTCACCAGCTAGTATTGTTGCGATTCTGTTATCATAATGGTCTGCATTCTTAACAACGTATCTAGCATTATCAACACTCGAATCATTATCGCTGTCGGACCAATCGGTCAACGCAGCTGTATTAGCAATAGCGTTACGGCAAACGGTGTTTGTGCTTGTTGATGTGGTGTTTGCTATACGAACAGTGTATAATTTATTGCCGTAGGAAAGGAAGTTCGCTCCAGTAAAGAACGTTTCCGCGTTGTGGTTTGTTGGCTTTCCGAATCTTGCTGCAAGATTGGCTTCTGAATCAATCAACGTACGCTGTTCCACAGGACCCCAACGGAACACACCTGCTAGGGCACCTTCGGTTGTAGAAACTGCGGGGACAACTGTAGTTAGGTCAATTTCAGATACATTTACGCCAGGACTAACTTGAAATGGCATGTCTATCTCCCCTCTGAGGTTTTATTTATGTAGGAAACAAAAAATTTGGTTCCTTGTATTTATAATTCTATGGTTTCTAATGGGCCCAACCATACGAGCCATTTTTCTCTAGCATCGACTGATCAAAATCGTCATCACCAACGAACAACCACGAGTCATCACCTTTTCTAGCAGCAATCATTGGTTGTATTAATAAATCACCTCTATTAACAATACCGAAGGGCAGTAGACTCTCTTCCATTGCATCTTCGTTCTCATCCTCTAGTCTTTTACGTAGATCAACACTTGTTAACTCTTTAACATACGACTGCTCCATTGCCCATGCAAAAAGAACACAGCACATGACCAAATCATCATGGCCTTCTTCTGCTTCGTAGCTGTCTCCTATATTTACAAAACGGAACAGCTCGTACAATATACGTTCATCGTTAATTAAAAGTTTATCACTTTCAACTTGGGTTTTGAGGCCCATGCATCCAATACGCTTAACAGCTTTCGTTGTTCTTACACCCAATCTAGTTTGTTGGCCAAATCCGGGAGATATTACTTGACCACTTCTGCCGTTATTGACAGTTGTTAACACATTTTCATATTCGAGATCATGTTGTAGAATATTAGCAATCTGTTCGCCGATATCATTTGTTTCAACTAAAACGTATGCTTTGTTATAATGATTAGATAACTGGAAAACAACATTTGGATATAACAATGGCGAGATCATATTGTTCTTATATGTTGCAGCCACCCTATACGGAAGCTCGGATACATCAAACACAATGAAAGCTGAATAGTCACCCATCACACCACGAGATGTATCAACAACCGTAACATATTGCCTACCTTCAATTGGTTGCATAAAGATTCTTGTATCCTCATTCAACGCTTCTGGTTTAACTGATCTCAATAACCTAAGTTTTGTTGCACTGATTAGAGTATGTGATGAACCAATAAATTCACACTCAAACTCAACACGGAATTGTTCTTCCGATGTGTTACGAATTGTTTCAATCTTCCACTTTTCGTCGCGACCAGGTACTTGGCTCCAGTGAACATCAATTCTTTTGTAATCATTTTTGCCTTCTTCACTATCGGTCCAGATCTTATAGAACATATTAAGACCGTTAGGTGTTGAAGTAATTAACACCTTTGTTGTTTGACCGGAAGAAATTGTTGGGTATACAGAAGCAAAGAAGTCTTCTTGCATGTTATTCTCAACGAACGCAAACTCGTCCAAGTAAACCAGGTTGAAAGATCCACCACGAATTGCGCTTGAAGAAGTTGCAGATGCAAGGATTTTCGATCCGTTTTCTAATTCTATGTTGCCCTTGTTCCACTCTATAATACCTTGTTGAAGCCATTTAGGAATGTGCTCATATGCAAGTTGAATACGAGAAAGAATCTCACGAGCTTGTTGCATCTTATGAGCAAGAATAGCAACGTTGTAATTCTGATGAAACAGAACATACCACAACATGATACCAACCAAAGTTGTTGTCTTTCCACACTGACGAGGCATTTTGCAAATAACAAAACGCTCGCTAACAGCTAGATCGACAATATCTTTTTGGTATTCATAGAGCTCAAAGTTAATTAAACCGCGATCAACGTTAACAATCTTAACGTATTTCTCAATAAAGTATTCAGGATCTTCCGCGCACCTCATCCACTCCTGTACTTCGTGTGGAGACCATGTGTGCTTTACATTCGAACGTTTTAGGTTTTGATTACCTAGATACGATTCATTTACTCTGCTCATTTTGCTTTCTAATTAACTGCTGCAGTTCAGCAGTGCTACCAACGAACAAGTTATTATTAACTGTTGTTGGATTTGGTCCTACTCCTGTCAGATCCTTCTTGCGCTTTTGTAACTCAAGCAGATCTTTATTGGCATCAGCAATAGTTTTAACAAGAGTCGCAGCTACCTCGTATGCTCTTGGATGTTGAGACATTCCTGCAACATCAAGAATACCACTTAATGCTTCTTGACCCTTTTCAATCGCCGAAATCATATTACCCCTTGCATACTCAAAGTCATCCGTTACCTGATTGTCATCGTATTTGTTGACAACGGGTAACTGAGTTAGAGGGGTAATGTCAAGAGTGTTTGCAATTGGATCATCATTCATTTAAGTTTGTCTTTGTAATAATATAGCCAAAATCATCGTCAGGATATATTAGTGCCTGACTAATAGAAAGAGTAGCATTGGTAGTTGGTTCACCATTTGCTAATAATCCAGGTGTAATATTAATATTCGATAGTTGCGTATTAGAGGTAAGTGTAGAAAAAATGTTGCTGTTTGCAAACTTAATGATTCCACCTTTACGAATCGGACCGAACAAATAGCCTTTCAGCGTAAATGTTAAATCCCATGTTAACGCTCTACGAGTTTCAAAATCACCTTCGTATGTATCACTTACTCTGACGTCATTCAGAATGATTGGAATATCCATTGAGATATCCATATCAGGAATTAATTGTACGGTAGCTGTCCATTCAGGTGTAAAGAACGGAAGGATCTGCTCAATAATACGAGTACCATCATCGGTGTTCTTAACAATAATAGACATTGAGAAGTTTATATTGTAAGGTACAGGGTTATACTGATACATCATTACATCAGCATCTTCGCCATACTTCTTATAGCGCTTACCAATCGTATTCATCTTTCTTTCTGGTGCATACTGAATATCAGTCATCTCAAAAGAAATTCTTGGTAATGAGATTGCTGTCGGTCTATCTAAACTAGGGTCAGCAGTAAGACGAGCAAGTACCTTTTCTCTTGGCCCATATGCAATTGGTACTTTTATTGTTTTAATCTGATTATGTGTTGTATCCGGACGGTTCAAGTAAATATCGTTAAACAGTGTTCCAAATAGAACAACGTATCTACGAATTGTTCCGTGATAAAATGTATGTCCAAACATTAGTACGTTCCCTCACTGAAAGGATCACGCTCGGAGAAGTCAAGTAATGACTCGGCTTCCAATTCCAGTTCGTCATTATTCGCCAAGGTATCGTTTTCATTAATATCATAATCTTCTTGCATAATGATATACTCATCCTGATCAGTCAGATTCATCCCCGATTCAGTTCTAATAGAGAGTAAAGACAAATCATGGCTGTATTTGTTCATCAGGTTATCAATATCTTCAATACCTGTTTCGAAGTATTCATTATTGTATTCAAACAACTCACACTTGAGGTCCCACATTTGCAAAGCACCAAGCTGATAAAAGATAGCTTCGTGCTCTACAAACTTAATTTCAAATAGTTTCTTATTGAGAGGTAAGAAGATTAGATCACCTTCTCGTGGTCTAATAATACTTTCAAGATTACCAACTTCATCTGCAAACACTCTTCTTGCTATACTGAATGTAATCTGATCGCGTATCTGAATGTTAAACTTAGAAAGGAAATCACCCTCGCCAGCAAAACCTTCAATATTCTTAACATACATTTCAACCGGAACAGCATGTAAGTATTCACGAAGAGGATCTTCGCCGTATACGACATCGATACTTACAGGGTTACGAGGAACATAGATCATATCGAGTCCATATATCTTTATAGACTCTATAATCAAATCCTCAATCAGGATCTGTTCCTGACTGTTTTGAAAGTTATTAAAGAAGAAATTAGTAGCCAAGTTATCAACCTATCATATCAGCAACTGGCAAGCTATAGTTGAGAATCATTTCCTCTTCCATTTTCTCGATCGCTTGTTGTGCATCGTTGAAAATTTTCTCTCCGTTAAACTGCACACCACCTGGAAGTTGCATACCAGAGAACTTTGTTAGATTGGATCCCCATTGGTATTTTATCTTCTCTGTACAATAGTTTTGTAGCCAACGGTCTCCCCATACATCAGTAAAAGTATCAGGATCAATTACTTCATATGCCTCAACAAGAAGAAAATCACCAACATTATAGTTATCCCACTTCGTATCAACGAATAAACGATCCTTGTGTCTACTATAACGAATAGGTTGCTGACCGACTAACATTTCCGATATCAATGCAAGATGTTGCATTGCCATAAAGTATGGAATCATCGAGTATGCTGTTAGTGTGTACAGATCATTCAATGCAATTTGGTAGCGGATATTAAACATATCATCCGAACGAATAGACGGATCACCAATAGGAAATACACGAACTGCACCGATGATATTTTCGGGAAGCGTGATGTATTTGTTTACTTTATCATCGCTTGTTATTGCGTGTTTGTAGTACACTTTTTCGGAACCATCAAAATGATAGTCCCAATAATAACGTAAGCTTTCATCGATACGATCTTCTACTTGATCATCATCAACGTTAATTTCAATCACTGGCTTACCCAGTTTACGCAAGCAGTATTCTTTGAATAGGGATCTAGAAGTAGGAACAGCCATAAAATCTCCTTTATGGCTGTATTTATCAATCCAGAAACTAGTTGCTTATTGCAGCTTGTCGGACATTGGTCCTTGCGGTTGTTGAGCCTGAACCTGGGCACCGGCCTGGCGCATGATTTCATCAAACAAGCGACGTGAGTGCTTGTGTGGCAATTCATCAAGTGCTGCCATAACTGTGTTCAGTTGAGCAACAGTCAGTTTCAAATCAATCGTTTGTTCTTGTTGAACTTCTTGTGTCATAATTTACTCCTTAGTAATGACGAAAAATTAAGTAGGTGTGCCAGGTGGTGGGGTATTGCTAGAAGGTGGTGCCCATGGCATTTGTGCTTCTGCAACAGGGTTAACGTGCTGATCAATTTGTTCTTGAATCTTACCGTTAACGTGTTCTGCATAAGAACCAACAACAACAGC